TTTACGGTAGATACTTTTGTAACCGCTAGAGGAAGAAAACTTACAAGTATAGAATGCCATGATATATGCTGTAAGGTAGGAGATATAGTTGTGGTAGGAGGAGTACGTAGATCAGCACTAATATCTTTATCTAACCTTAGCGACGATAGAATGAGAATAGCTAAATCTGGAAATTGGTGGGAGTTACATGGACATAGAGCATTAGCAAACAATTCTGCTTGTTATACTGAAACCCCGGATATGGCTCAATTTATGTCGGAATGGCAAGCATTATACATGAGTCATTCAGGAGAGCGTGGTATATTTAATAGAACTGCCGCTAAGAAATTCTCTCCAGAAAGAAGAGATACTGAGTGGGAGTTTGGTACCAACCCATGTTCTGAAATTGTATTAAGACCTAATCAATTTTGTAATTTGTCTGAGGTTATAATAAGACCTAAAGACACGTTAAAAGATCTTAAAAGAAAGGTAAGGATTGCTACAATAATAGGAACTATGCAAGCTACGCTAACTGATTTTAGATATTTAAGGTCATCTTGGAAAAAGAATACTGAAGAAGAGGCGTTACTTGGAGTGTCGTTGACGGGTATAATGGATCATCAAACTCTTAGTACTTGTAAAGATGTAACTAAAAAATGGTTGAGGGAGATGAAAGATGTGGCAATTAATACGAATAAAACTTGGGCAGATATGCTCGGCATTAATCCAAGTACTGCAATTACTTGTGTTAAGCCTAGTGGTACTGTTAGTCAGCTTACCAATACTGCTAGTGGTATACACCCTCGTCATAATGAATACTATATACGAACGGTTCGCCAAGACAACAAAGACCCATTAACTAACTTTATGAAAGAGTTTGGATTTCCTTGTGAACCTGCCTTTGGTAAAGAAGATTCTACAACTGTATTTTCATTTGGATGTAAAAGTCCTAAGGGAGCTGTTACTAGAAATGAACGTACAGCTATAGAACAATTAGAGCATTGGTTAGTATATCAAGAGAATTGGTGTGAGCATAAACCCTCTATTACTGCTTATGTCAGAGAGCATGAATGGATGAAAGTTGGAGCTTGGGTATACGAACATTTTGATGCTATAAGTGGAATATCTTTTCTACCTTACGATGGTGGAACATACAAGCAAGCACCATATACTGACTGTACTAAAGAAGAATATGAGGAAGCTATAAAAAATACACCTAAAGCTGATTGGTCTTTTCTTGTTGAAGAAGATGACAACACAAGTAGCTCACAACAACTAGCGTGCACTGGTAATGCATGTGAAATATAGGAGAATATAATGAATCCTGATAACATAAAAGATCCAAAGCACTACGCTATGTGGAAAATACAACCAGTAAAATTCATGATAGAGAATGAAATACCTTACGCTGAAGGCAATGTAATAAAATATGTAATGAGATGGAGATATAAGGGAGGATTAGAAGATTTACATAAAGCCCAAGAGTATCTAAAAATTCTAATAGACCATGAATTAAAATGCTCAAAGTCTTAGATTTATTTTCAGGCATAGGTGGTTTTAGTTTAGGGTTAGAATCTACAGGGCATTTTGAAACAATTGCTTTTTGTGAAGTAGAAAAATATCCACAAGAAGTTTTAAAAAAGCGTTGGCCAGGAGTACCAATATATGAAGACATCAGAGAAATGGATACAAGAGGACTTTTTCCAGACATCATCACAGGAGGATACCCCTGTCAGCCTTTTAGTAACGCGGGTAAACAGAGAGGTGAAAAAGACCCAAGACACCTCTGGCCAGAAATGTTTAGAATTATCAAAGAAACTAAACCAAGATGGATCCTTTGTGAAAATGTTTATGGACACATACGACTCGGATTGGACACCGTGCTCGATGACTTGGAGAGTGAAGGATACACAACGTGGTCGTTTATTATTCCAGCTTGCTCGGTTGGCGCCCCACACGAAAGAAAAAGAGTTTGGATTGTGGCCAACTCCAAGACTATCGGAATACAAGGATTGCGGATCGGTAGGGAGCAAGAGCCACACACATATGTACAAAAGGAAATATCTTTGTGCGACAGTCAAGATGTGGCCAACACCAACCGCAAACGAGGACGCTTGTGGAAATCCCGGAACGAAGATGCAAAAAATGTTGGGCAACCATCTAGAAGTTCGAAATTCGGGATCTGGGACTTTGAGCCCAATGTGGGTAGAGTGGCTAATGGGATACCCTCTAGGGTGGACAGACTTAAAGGATTAGGAAATTCTATAGTTCCTCAAATAGCACAAGTATTAGGCGAGACAATTATTAAATATGAAACTAGATAAAGAAAAAGCATATGAAATTTTAGGTACTATCACCACCATTATTGGCGTATTCTTAGTTTCTGAAGGATACTATGTACAGGGATTTTTAATAAATGGATTTAGTGATATTGTATGGGCTTGGTGGGCTTTTTTAAAGAAAGCATATTATTTAATATTTTTACAAGTAATATTATTTATACTTATGATGAATGGAGTGTATAATAATTTATGAAAAAGGACAGAAAATTTAAGAAGTATCCGTTAGTATTGATTGAATGGTATGACCACGCTGGTGAGGGTGGTTGGGTTGATATGAAAGATCTTGAAGAAGAACCTATACTTGCTAAAACTGTTGGATGGTTAGTAAAAGAAGATAAGCTAAGATATCACGTTATGAATACTCTTACTAATGATGATGGACAAGGGGGTAATTCAGAAATTATAAAAGGCACTGTAAAGAGTGCTAAGGTACTTAGAAAATCCTTCTAAAAAAACTCACGCCTTTTATCTTCTACATATGGATTTATAACTCCTGGTTTAGGAAACATTCTGGATTTTAGTGTATTTAATTTATCTCTAAACGCACCTGAATAAGGCATGTCATAAGCATTCCAATCTTCCATAGTTGGAAAGTCAGGATCCCCAGCAAACATAAATCCACTAACTATCTGGTCAAACCTTGACTCTACTTCCCATTGGTCTAAATCTCTTGTTTCTCCTCCGGGCTTTGCGTGATCATTATAAGAGTCCGTAACCCACTTACGATAATCAGGATTACTTAAAGCTGCTACTCTTAAATCATAATAAGTTTCAGGCTCTACCTTTTTTAAATTATGTAAAGATTCTCCAAGAGCATACTTTCTCATCATCTTAGGAGTTACTTTTCTTCCTAAAGACTTCTCAAATTTCTTTTTATTAATATGAACTACTGGTTTGTTTCTAGTACTTTGAGTACCTTTAAGATGTGATACAGTTTCTCCCCAGTACTGATTATTGTCTTTACCAAAAGGTTGAGCCAATTTAGTCTCAGCTGGGGAAGCAACATGTACACTTTCTAGTAATTTAGTTGACAAATTTTTAAATTGGTCAGCCACAGTTACCAAGAACCTATTACGAATCCAAGAAGAAAAAATCCAGCATACCAAATAATATTAGGAAGTGCTTCACAAAAATCAACTACATGATCTTTTATTTCATCAAATTTCATTTTATACTCCTTTAGTTTTTACCAACTTTTTTAACCCGTTCAAAACTTCTAGCTCCAGCTAATCCAAGCATACCTAATAACACAGGCATCATTGTACTTATATCAGCTTGTGGTACTACTACTCCAAAGGGTTCAGCTAATGGGCTAATTAAAAAATTAACTGTAAACCCAGCTACACATACCCAAGCACATGCAGGACGCCATCCAGCTTGGAACCAATTACCTTTTGCTTCTTCTTTGTTTACTTCTATCTGCGCTAATGCAATTTCATGAGCTTGCTTCTCAGCTAAAGTAGCTATCTCATGTGCTAATTTATTTTTAGTATCCGCATCAGGGATAAATTTATCCAGTAGTGAGGCTACTGGTCCTATAAGTGCTTGTAACATTTCTAATCCTCTACAATTAAATCAAACTCGTCTATTCCTTGCAAAATAGACATGAACTCCGTAAACCCTCTACCACTTGCAAGCACTGCAGCCTTACCATTTAGTCTACCAAATTCTTCAGCAATAAGTACACATCCCTGTGTGTTACGTTCACTATTCCCTTTGTGAAACAATATATGTGTTCTTCCTTCTACATCTAATATTTCAAATGTATCTCCAAATCTTGGAGATTTAACTCTTTTACAGCTATAAGGTCCAGAAGGAATACAACTTATACCCTTCTTATTATCTTCCCAAGACGGTTCAAGAGTTACAGCAAACGGAATATTTCCGTTTATTAATACGCCAAATGTAGCATCTTCATTCTCAGCTACTCTCTTCAGTTTTAGTTCCACGTGAAACCTCTAATTTCTTTTTTTCTAATTTATATGTTTTTTGTTTAAAGTATATACTAACAAGCAATGAACAAAAAGCTATACCTAAAGCAAATAAAGTTGAATAGTGATCTATATAAGCAGCAACACAAGCCCATCCTGAGCAACCATATGTTACGAAATCAATTGCTTTAACTACAGTTTCTGGATGTTTATATATCATCTTGCTGTCCTTGCTGTTCTTGCTCTTCTTCCGCTTGAGTCTTTAATATCAAATCCCATATTATCACTTATAAATTGTGTGTACATATCAGCTAAACCCTCTCTCCATTCATCTCTTACATTTCCTACTGGTGTTATTCTGGACAACTCTCTACCTAGAGTACGAGCATTACCTGATAAAGCGGCAGATGCAAATCTTTCAGCTTTATTAAAACCTGGGCCTAAGAAAACAGCTAATTTACCTGTTCCGTGAGAATGAAATAAAGCGTCTAAACCAAATTGAGCTGGACCCATAATTCCCCATCTTTCAACAGCCCTAATTAACCATCTGTATCTGTCATCTTTAAAAGTTTGTTTATAAAATGGATTTTCTTCTCCATATCTAATTTGGTCAGTAATTACATTGGATAAGTGAGCTAATAATATCATTATCATCCCAGTACTTACAGCATATGTAGCATTTCTACCTTGTAGAGGTATTCCATTTTCATGGAATGCTTTAAAAGTATCAGCACCCCATCTTCTCAGTACTGTATTTCCTATAAGAGTTGGAAATGCTTTTAAATGTTTTACCATAGCAAACCCCGGATGGGAATGCCATAAAGGTACAATAGCTGGATTAGGAGTTAATACAGAATCTTCAGCAAAAATTAAAGCTGCTTTTTTAAATTTTTCAAAGAAAGGTCCCTCTAACTTAGCACCATCTTTTACCCATTGTATTCCTTCTTTTGCTGGTAGGTCATAATAATCCATTAGTTTTTCCATTCTAATTTCTTCTTCAGGACGTAATCCAGATTTTTTACCTTGAGCTTTACGAGTAAAGTAGTCTTGCGCCATAAAATCAAAAGTACTCACTGCTAAATGATTCATCCATTTAGTCCAATAAAAAAGACCATTAGCTCTGAACAGAACATTATTTCCTATCGTAAAATCTCCAGCAAATAGTTGATTTGCTCTTTCCATTGCTGCAATATCTCCAGCTTTATTTATAGCTTCCACCATTAACATAGATCTGGTTTTATCTTTTTCTCGTCCTTTCCAATCTCTGTTTATAGCTCTTGCTATTTGCGTAGGTAAAGTAACAAACAATTCTTGTGGTAAAGCCTTACGATATGCCTTTAATCCACCGTGATAATATGGCAATGCTGATTCAGGCATAGAAGCAACAGTTGCTAATGGTAATAAAGCCATATTTAAAAGAGTTATATATGCTTTTTGAGTTTTAACCCACCACTTAGCCGTGTTAGATTTATAAATACCTTGAAAAGCTGACCATAAATTTACTAAGTGTTCAACTTCCTGTTGTCTTAATGGTCTTCCAGCAGCTTGTAATTCTTCAGCTGCCCTATGAATTCTATTATATAATAGTTCACTATTTGGACCATTAATACGAGCATATTCTACCCTAGCAGCACCATCTTCAATATATCTTTGTACTCTTTTAAACACACTTGGGTCTAATAACTTTCCAAATTCTAAATCAGGAACATCTTTAAATACTCTTTCAAAGTCTAGGGAACCCGCTTTTTTCGCAACAAGTTTAGCTTCATTAACATCTCTAAATCTTCCCTCAGCCATAATTTCTTTTGCTGACAAAAGCTCAGGACTAATTTGAATTGAACCTTTGTTAAGTATTATATGATCTACAAAAGATATTGCTGCTTCTCTGGCAGCATTTACGTTTCCAAAATTTTCTTTTGCTCTGGCTAAAGAGTCAGGATATTTTTGAAAAATATTCGTAAAAATATCTTCAGCTGCTGCTCTGTGTCTTTCTGCCCATTTCCAATCCATAGTTCTTGGCAGCCAATTTCTATGATATTCTAAATCTGGAAATACTTTTTTAGCATAAGTATGAAAGTCATCAAGTATTTTTCTTATAGCGTCTCCTGCAATTTTTATAAGCGGAGGTACTTTCATCTTTGTATTAGGGTTAGTCAAATATTCAGTTAAAGGTATATTTACTTCAGGATTTCCTTTAAATGCTTTAAAAGTTTCTTGTATGTGAGGAAACCACTTTGCTCTTAAAGGATACCATGCATTCAATAATCGTTGTTGAAATTCTCCTGCACGAGTATGTCTAGAAGAATGATAACTGTCCATAACTTTTTTAACATCAGAGTATGCTTCAGGTCTCCACAAACTATCCATTATTTCTGCGAAAGCTCGGCTTATGTCTCTTAATAGTACAGAAGGTCCTGGAACTCTTACACCAGCACCAACACCCGTGTATTCACCTGGAAGAACATCTCTAAGTTTATTATCAGTTTTCCAAAAGGAAATAGCTCTTCCTCCAGCTATATGTATAAGATGACGCCACATTGGCATTTGTTCATTAACTAGAGCGGAAGGTTTACCTTTAGCAATTATAGTACTAGGATGAGTCTTTGCAGCCTCTTCCCAAGCCTCCGCAGGTAATCTATCTTTACCAGCAACATCAACTGCCTTAGTAACTTGCTCAGGCATAGATTTTTTTGGTGTAAAAATTTCTTCTACATCTAATCCTGATTCTCTATAAATTTCTTTTATAGTTTTAAGATATGGATTTATAACATCTTCCCCAGTATTAGGAGGAGTTTTTTGTTTTTTATAGCCCTCTACTACTCCCTTTGCACCTCTGGCTATCATAGTTTTAGGAAATACTGTTTCTTTGAATTGTTTTTTAACAGCTTTGGCTATATCAGTTTTATATATATCACTATTTTCTACGAGATTTTTTAAATATTTTATATCATTAGTTTCAGCTATACTTTTACCCCTTGCAGCTATTTCTTGAAATACCATTATTTCTGCTTCAGGATAAAATGTTGGTGTACCATCTTTATTTTTTACGAAGTACCCTCTGGTAAATACTTCTTCTCCATTATTTAATGCTTCTCTAGCAGCTTCATACATAGAAGGTCTTTTAGGATTAGAAGTATATATTCTATTAGATTTTCCTACTACAGCTGGTTGTATAAGAGATAAAATTTCGCTAGCAATTTCTTTAGGAAGATTAGCAGGTATTCTTGATTGAGCAGTTTTTACAAGTCTTCCAATTTTCTTTGCCTCAGTAATGGCATCTAATGCTAAAACAGCCTCATCAACATTCTTAAGTATAACTCTTCTTCCAGAACCTTCATACCATTTTTTATATTCTTTATTTGCATATTGTACAAACTTTTTATCTATAGTACTTTTTGCGTAGTCTTTACCAGTTTTTGGATTAACTCCTTCTCTGGCTCTAAACTCTCCATACCTTAGAACAGATAATGCTTGTATTTCAGCCAAGGTAGCTAAATCTGGTGGTTTCCCTTCTGCAGCACTTTCTGACATTTTATTCCATTTTGTATGAACTTCTACTCCTGATTCAAGAGCTACAGGTTTATCAGCTTCCTGTTGTCTTTTTTCACGTTCTAAATAATCACGTATTACTTCATGTGATTGTCTATATTGAACATCAATAGCTTCCAAACTCATATTAGGATGTTCCGCTAATACTTTTTGTTTAAAGGACTCAAAACTAACAACTAGACCAGGAGTTTTATTGTTTTCAAACCAAGGTTTTTCCCACTTAGTCCATTTAAATTCCGCACCAGCTCCTAATGGAGGTAATCTTAATTTTGTTTTTGGAATACCATATCTTTTTCCGGGAAATTGTTTAGATATTTTATAAGCTATTCCTTCTTCAATACCAAAGGTTTTAGCTTTTTCCCACTTTGTTAATGGTTTTGCTCCTTTTGGGCGAGGACGAGCAGCGACGGCTCGTGTACCGATGATGGGAGTTAATAATCCTATGCCTTCTGTAGCTGTTCTGGCAAACGTAGCTAAGGCTGGATTATTAGTTCTTTGAAAAGTCCATTCTCCAAGAGCTTCTGCCCATTTATGAATTCTTTGAAATACTTCTTTATCCAACATGGTTAAAACTCTTTCTCCAGATTCAGTTTGAGCCTGAGTAAGTTTTACACCAAGTATTTTTGGAAACTTCATTATGGTGTCATTATATATGTGGTCAAATACTGGTTTAAATTCGTCCCATTCACCAGTTCTTAAACCATGATAAGTTGCTGCAACAGTTGCTGTTGAGCCTCCAAAAGCAAACCCAATGGCACCTTTAATTAATCCTTCAACAGTTCCGGGTATTGATGTTACTACTTCTGAAATAGTACGACCACCTTCAGGACCAGTGTATCCACCAATCTCACCAGAATCCCCAGAAATAGTAGTACCAAATATACGTATGGGTTCAGAAGAAGAAGGAAATTTACTTTTAGGTAGTGAAGATCCAAAACCTTTGGGTAATGGAGATCCAAAAGCGGTTGGTTGATTTGCCATAAGTATACCTTATTGTTTAGAAGTAACCATGTTTGAGAAATATCCTTTAAGATGTTCTAAGGTTTTTTGTACTTCTAAATCAGCTGCTTTTTGTAGAGAAATACCCTCTCGCTTAGCACGCGCTCTTATTGTTTCTAAAAATTGTTCTTCACTATAATTTATGTCCTCTGCAAGTTTTCCAATAGGTTTTATGTAGTTAAAATTTCCTCCTAACCAAGGTGCACTTTCTGCAGACTCTAAAACTTCATTCATTGCTGCTGCTGTCGCGTCGTGATCTCCATTAACTGGAGTTACGTCCTCAATTACTTTGTGAAGTGCAGCAAATTGTGCTCTACTTTTTTTATTTGCATGCGAGTCTTCTACTATTATTTCTCCTTTGGAAGTCATAGTTATACCAGCACCAAGTTCTCCAGCAAAATTAATTAAAGCGTTTCCAGCTTCTTCCCTATGAGTTCCTTGTATTTTTTGTGTTTTTTCAATATTACCTAATATATCACTTTCACTAAGTTGATTTTCCGCAAATAACTTTTCTCTTTCTCTTGCATATGGTCCCATATGTGCAGCTACACGATTCATTTCTCTTATAAAAGGTAAATGTTGTAAAGTTAATCCTTGAAATTCACCAGAATCCATATCAATTCCTATATCAAAAGGTTCTCCCGTAGTACTTTGATACTCTTCTCGTAATGCTTGAAGATGAAAATTTGCTCTTTCTATAGCATCAGGATCCCCACTTTCTAAAGCTCTTTGAATTTCCTGACCTCTAGCAAATTGCATATCATATATTCTACCTAATTGTTTATCTTCTAATTCCCATTTTTTAGCATCTAATTCTACTTGCAGTTTAGCTGCGAAGTAATGAGGATTATCTGTTAAATGTTGATGCATTTGTTGTGCTGTCTCTACTTGTAAAGCGTTTAATGCATCTCTGGTAGGTCTGTTTGCTTTTAACTCATCAAATTGATATTCAGTCTGTTCTAGAGTTAATTCGGCAGCACGTTTTCTAGTCCCAAACGTTTCTTTAAGTTCATGTGTTTGTTGTTTAGTCATCTCAGTAGATGCTCTAGTAGCTTCTAAATTAGCTAATGATTCTAAACCTGATGTTATTGCCATAATTAATCTCCTAAACCAACTTGTCCAATAAAGTGCCTACCATTTCTGTAGTACTCGTACCGCCAATTCTTTCCTGTTGAGCTAGATTACTTTCAAGTAAACCAATCTGTGCAGTCATTGTGTCGGCACCACCAGCAACAGCGCTCCAGTAATCTCTTTCGGCGCCAATAAATTTATGTTCAAGATCCATTAGACCTCGTTTAAATTGATCTCTACCAAATCCTGATTCAGCTGGATTATGTCCTTGAGCTACCAGAAGTCTCTTTAATCTTTCAGCTTCTCTATCTAACGCAGCATTGTAAGTTTCAGGTAATTCTCCTCTGGCTAATTTATCTTGATGTTTTTTAGCTTCGCTAGCGTAATGCTGAGCAAATTCACTTCTGTATTGACCTAAGTTTTCTCTAAGAGCATCTAATTGACCCTGTTGTACTTGTCCTTCATATGCTGAAAATCCACCAGTAACAGCATCTTTTAAGAACTCTCTATCAAATTTTAATCCAGTTTTAGAACCAGCTACCAAAGATCTTTCTTGAAGTTGTGGTGTTCTTATTCCTTTTGAAGTAGTATATCCAACTATATCTTTTCCTAATGTTGCGGGTCCTCCACCTAAGGTACTTAATTGAGGGGTATATCCTCCTTTAGAAGCAAGAGAAGATGCTAAGAAACTTTGAGGTCCTTTAACTCCTTGAGTTACTCCCTGTAATGTAGCAAGTCTTGCAGCAGTAGCACCTGATCCTAATGCTCCTGATGCTAATTGAGCTGAAGTCATAGTGCCCCTACCAAATTGACCCATCAAACCAGCCATACTTCCACCAGCTTGTCCGCCTATAGCACCACTAGCACCTCCTAGTCCACCAAAGAAATTACCAAGGCCACCAGATTTGACTATTCCTCCACTAAGACCACCTAGAGCACCACCTATCAAAGCACCTTTAAGTCCTCCTCCAGATACTACTCCACCTAATGCTCCACCAACCATTCCACCAACAACTGGTCCGAGAGGTGTCATCATACCAATAACTGGTAAGGCAAATCCTGCTACTTTCTTTACCGTTGAACCCATATTAATTCTCCATCTTATGATTTGGGTTTAATATTCCAAACATATATTCATTTTTATATTTCATAGTATTATAATCTACGTAAGATTCTTTTTTTATTCCTTCTTCTTTCCATCCAGCTCTTAGAGCTAAAGAAGCTACCTTCTTATTAATGGTTAGCATTTCTAATCTGTGAACATTTGGATGTGCTTTCCAAAACCACGATTCCATTTTTTTCAATTCTTTATATAACGTTAACATTCCTTTGCAGTCTGCTATAATATCCATCTCTGCTGTCCAATTACTAGTGGGTCTTAAAATAACAATAATTTGATTTTTTTCACTTCCAACTACAAGTATTTGTTTATTTTTTTGACTTTCTTCTAAAATTTGTATTGCTTGATTTATTGTAATTTCTGGTCTTTGAAACTTTTCTAAGTCTAGTTTCTTACGGAGTAATTTCTTTACCCATAAGTCCATGTCTATTCTCCTCTAATTATTTCTATTTCTCCTAAATGGAATACCAA